ATAGTAACTTCAGCACCTTGACCATATATACTGAGCTTTTTATGTAAGTTCTCAGTAGCAAAAAAGCTAGTCTCTTGACCATCTTTTCTAACTGCATATAGATACCAGTTACCATAAGCATTTACACCAGATTTTGGTTGATCATACATTAATTCAACAACATTATCTGATTCTTTTGATAGTTTAAATGAATCTCTATTTTCCATGTTTATCCCTTTTGTTTATTATGGTTTGTATTGACTCTGTAATATCTTGTCCTATAATACTATTATTATTAGAATCCCTTCCCTCACTTGAGGCTGATTCAAGATAGGGGTTTCGGTCTTTTAATTTAACAAGATATTCTTCTACTCCTTCGAGTAAATCTTCAATGCTATTTCTATGAAAAGTTATCTCTCCATCTGTATTATCATCATACCCATCCCAACCAACAGTAGCAAAATATATATTATCATACACTTTCATCTATCCTCCTTAATTTACATGAGTGTCTATGTAATAATTTAAATAATTGATCTTTAACAAATTGGATTTCTTCAGGATTTGCATCCTCTGGAAACTCCACTCTTATAATTTCTCTTTTATTCATGCCTAAACTTATATATAATTATCCTATAAATCAACCCTTAATTAACTCTCCCCATAAAGAAGTTTTACCATCCACTATTTGAACTAAATGAACTGTAAAAAATCCACTATGGTAAAAATCAACTATAGCAAAAGCATGTTGCCAGTTATGGTGTCTATTGCCAAGCCATTGATTAGCCTCTGCACTCATATCTTTTAAACATCCTATAGACCAAGCTGACTTAACACCATCTATATGTGTAACACTAGATTGTTGAATGTCGTGATGATGTCCATACATAACATTTCCACCCATTCTTAATAAGTGATTTCTAGTGTGTTGTATCCCAGCATAATGATGTCCATGATAAAAATTAAGCTTACCAATTTTAAGCATCTTACCTAGTGGGTGATATTTATAACCCCTCTCTTTTAACTGGAGGGCATTTTTTACTAAATAACCACTAGCTAGGTAGGGGTTTTCTTCTACAAATCTATTTAACCAGTCCTCATGGTTACCCTCAACAAAATGCCTCTCTGCAACATTAGCTTTATCTAATGACTCATCAATAATATCCATCCCTTTATTTACTTCAGCAATCTCCTTATCCACAAATGGAAGTTGATATTCTAATGGTGGTCGTTTTTTCTTTTTCCATTGCCAGTGACTTACTGAACTCCATTCTCCTGTATCCCCTAAGTCTATATAACCATCAGGTTTTATAATCTCTATAGCCTGACACACTACACTAATAGCTTTCATATCAGCCATAGGAAAATGTTTATCAGGGGTTACTATGTATCTTTTAACTTTCATATGCACTCCGAATTTAGCCACTTATCCAATGCTTTTTCCCATTCAGAATATGTGGTTTGTTTGTTTTCATATTTAATCCAAGTCTCATCAAACTCTTTATGTAATCTTTTTCTCATATGTCTTATGTGTCTTTCTTGACTTCTATTTCTATACTGGATATTATCAATTTTATTGGTCTTATCCAAATATATCTTCTTTAAATCTTTCTTCAATATATTCATAGTATTTTCCATTTGATAGATTATATTTTAACTTTGCGGGATTACCTTGATTTGGCTTACCATTTTTATACTGAAACCTAATCTTGTGTACATGGATTCCCGCATAATCTTCCTCATCTGATTTATGTCTATGTACAGTAATAGCATTATCACATTTATTAAACCAGTTTGCAGATCCAGATATATCATATGGAGATGGTACAGCTGGTCGCCTATTAATATCATTTTCCATTTTTCTTGGATGTGCTACCACCCATATGTGTAGTTCATTAATTTTAGCAAAAGCACTTAATTGAGCCAATACTCTTGATACATATAAAGTCTCATTTTCCCCATCTCCAAACTTATGCTCTAATGTATTCCAAGGATCAATGACAAGCCCATTAAGCCCAAACCTATAGTTAAGTATCTTTGCTTGTTCCATGATAGATTCAATAGTAACAGAATCCTCTTGAGTTCCAATAAACTTTATATTATCATTTAATATCTGCATTGATTGTCTAGCAGTTTTTTCATTGAGTTTATCTTCTCCCCAAAATGCTTTACCTGCAAACTTACCAACTAATTTTAATAAATGATGCTCAACTGGAAA